AAACAATGCCAATGCTCAGTTGCAGCAAGAGGTCGGCGCTGTTTTTCGCGCAACATATTCCGCAGTGATCGAGAAGTTCGCTTCCCGTGTTTATGATACTCGAAAAGCCGATACGGTTTTTGAAGGTTTGGTTTTCCAATATTACGCAAGGGAGGGGGCCGAGCGTGTAGTAAATGTCACCCAAACCACAAAAAATAGAATACGCAGGGCCATTCAAGTTGCCGACAAAGAGGCTCTTGGTGTTGATGCAACCGCCAAGTTGATCAGAGAATACACAAGCGGGGCAATGGGTCGTTCCAGAGCGGCTACTATCGCTCGGACAGAAACACACGCAGCGGCTTCGTTTGCAACAGATGCAGCGAATAGGGAATTGGCTTTACCAGCGCAGAAAAAAAGATGGGTTGCTGTCAGCGATGGAAGAACAAGAGACGGTCACGCAGCGGCAAATGGGCAAGAGGTCGGGATAGATGAACCCTTTATCGTTCGATACAAGGGCCAAGATATAAATATGAAATACCCGCACGATGGCTCTGGCGGGGCTGGGAATAATATAAATTGCAGATGTCTTGCCATCTATTTCACAGATGCGGACGCACTTCTTGATGATGCGGAGCCCATACAAACAGCATTGCCTGACCCCGCACCAGTTGGTGACGGGCCATTTACATCTTATCCAGCGGGAGGAAAATTAAAGCTTCCCGTGATAAATGGTGTTCGAAATGAAGATTTCCCCGTTGTTTCGTTTGATGAAAGCTTGGATGTTCTGAAAGATGACTTAGACTTTTCAAACAAGCAAAAGACACAAGCTGGCTCCCCTTACTATAGGGGAAGATATAAAAAACAATTTGGCACAATACAAAATGCCGATGATCTTTCCCCAGAAGCGTTAGCCGCTGTTGTAATTGTAAATAAAGAATTGAACTATTTTGCTGATATGTTTGGGCTTCCAAGGGTTCGTGGATACACAGTTCATAATAGAAGTTCTATTGCGGATATGGGCGATAGCGTGATGGGCTTAAATGCAAAATATTTTAATCAGTACGCAGATGAAATCAGTAAAGCCAATAATCCAATAGCCCTGAAGAAGGCTGCGGAAGCCAGAGAAACTATCAAAAGATTAGAGAAAAGTTTAGAAAATATTAAAAACAAAATAGACGATGCAAAGAGGAGAGATCGTCCTTGGGATGAACTTGATAGGCAATATGACCGAAATTCAGCACTCCTATGGCAAGAAAAACGTGAACTAGAAAGATGGGTTGTCAAACAGCCTTCCGATTGGACGCTAGGTAGCGAAAAGATCAAGCCCTTTACCTCTGAGGAATTTATGACTGGGGGGATGGATCATGTAAGATCCACCATGTATCACGAATTTGGTCATCAAATCCATCAAACCTACAAACGACCTATTATAGACGGTAAAATAAATGCTGGAAGAAGGCCATTTGAGGAAGAATTGGTGACAAGATGGAGAAAAATTTACACCACAAAAAGGAAGCGTAAAGCGGATTTTTGGACAAGGTATGCGGAACAAGATGCGTATGAATGGTTTGCGGAAAGTTTTTCTTTCTGGGCCATGGGGGATTTAGAAAAGGTAAATCCATTATTTATTGAAATGATTGAGGAGATTATGAATGACGCAGTCGCTGGATAAAATACTGGAATTGGTTGGAAAAGATAAAATTACAAAAGAAGATTATCGCCTCATGCAACGCGAGAGTTTGGGATTGATCGAACAAGAATATGGCGTGATCGAAATGGTAGAAAGACGCTTGCAAGATTTAAGGCTCAGAGGGGAAATTGATTTTTGAGCGGATACTGGAAAAGAAAAACTATATATGGTAAGTTGTGCCTAATGAAACGTGGGGACGCCTACAATGCCGCTTCCAAAGCCTAGTTCGGGTGAAAGCAGAGACGACTTTATAAGACGCTGTTCTGGCGATGATAAAGTTATAAGTGAATTTCCAGACGGGGATCAGAGGGTCGCGGTCTGTATCAGCCAATACAACGAGGGCAGTAAGATGACAGAAGAAAATCATCAGGTCGATGTCGAGGAATACATCGCGGATCAAGAAGCCAAAATGGAAGATGGCCATCTTGACGTAAAGTTTGAAATCAAAGCAATGGACGATCCCGAGCAAAAGGGAGAATTCAGCGGATACGGTTCAATCTTTGGAAATAAGGATCTTGGAAACGATATTGTCGTAGAAGGCGCGTTTGCAAAATCAATTGGTCGCAAGGGCGCGAAAGCTGTCAAGATGTTGTACCAGCATCGTCCTGACGAGCCGATTGGTGTTTTTGATGAAATCATTGAGGATAATCGCGGCTTAAAGGTCAAAGGGCGCTTGGCAATGGGAACACAGCGGGGCCGAGAAGTTTATGAATTGATGAAAATGGGCGCTATTGATGGATTGTCTATTGGCTATCGTGTCGACGCGAAGGGATACGATTACGATGATAAGCGTAAACGCCGTTATCTGAAATCAGTTGATCTTATGGAGATTTCTGCGGTTACTTTCCCCATGAACCCCAAAGCAAGGGTTTCTGCGGTAAAGACCGAGAAAACTGTCCGTGAATGGGAAGAAGTCTTGCGGGATGCAGGGGATCTATCCAGAAGCGAGGCAAAAGTTGCAGCTTCGGCTGTAACAAGGGCACTGGAACAGCGGGATGCTGGCACTCAGGAAATGCCTTCTGAAGTGGTGAGCGAAATTGAAAAGCTTACCAATATCCTAAAATCCTAAACAGAAAGGAATGGTTATCATGGACGATAATCTCAAAACTTATCTGGAAGGACTGAACGGTGCTTTTGAGGAATTTAAAGCAACAAACGATCAGCGTCTTTCAGAAATCGAAAAGAAGGGCGAAGCCGATCCATTGGTTGAGGCAAAGCTTGCAAAAATCGAAGCCGATCTGGATCGTTTCGAAAATGTGAACCAAAAGCTCGTTCAGCAAGAAAAAGCTGCCGAGGGTTTTGCTGATAAATTGGACAGCATTGAAACAATGCTCAAGCGTCCAAATTCAGGTGCAGAAGTTAAAGAGATTGATTTCTCTTTGAAAGCTTGGGACAAATTCATGCGTAAGGGCCAAGAGGGTCTAGACGCAGAAGAAACCAAAGCTTTGACTGTTGGAACTGCTGCAACTGCTGGTAACTTAGCGCCAGAGGAATATGTCGCGGAGATCATTAAGATCGTGACAGAAATCTCACCTGTTCGCTCCGTTGCCCGTGTGCGTCAAACAAACTCGAAAGAGATTGAAATTCCACAAAAGACCGCGAACTTTGCAGCGGCTTGGACTGCGGAAACAGGCACACGTTCAGAAACCACTGGTTACACAACCGCTCTGAAAACCATTGCAACCCACGAAGCCTATGCGCTGGTCGATATTTCGAGCCAGTTGTTAGAGGACGCGGCGTTCAATATGGAAGCGGAAATGAACACAGAGTTTGCAGAGCAGTTCGCTAAAGCGGAAGGCGCGGCATTCATTTCTGGCAATGGCACAAACAAGCCAACAGGTATCACTAACGGTAACGTAGTTGCACACACCGCTACAGGTGCAGCTTCTGCGGCTATCTCAACTGATAACCTGATGGATTTGGTTCACGGCTTGAAATCAGAGTATGCGGCCAATGCAACAATGATGTTCAACAGAGCGACATTGGGAATTATCCGTAAACTGAAAGATACTGCTGGCCAGTATATCTTCCAGACTGGTTTCTCAGGTCAATCTGGTGCGCCAAATACAATCATTGGTACCCCATATGTGGAAGCCCCTGATGTTGCGGATGCCGCTTCTGGCGCAAAATCTGTGATCATCGGCGATTTCCGCAGAGGTTATATGATTGTTGACCGCATTGCGCTTTCAGTATTGCGTGACCCATACAGCCAAGCTTCAACTGGTCTTGTGCGCTATATCGCTCGCAAGCGTGTTGGCGGTGAGGTTGTTCTTGCGGAAGCCATGCGCGTTCTCAAGCACGCAACTTCGTAAGATAAAATATAGGGGAGCGTTTTCGAGCGCTTCCCTTTTATCCAAGGGAGTTTTAATTGAAACAGATTGTAATGACCCACAGCGTTGTGGGCGAAGCCAACGCAAGCGGAACCAGCGCCAGAAAATATTTAGCTGGTGAGATCCTTCCCCAAGATAAGCCTTGGGAGAAAAAACTAGCCCAAGATATGATTGCACGGGGCGCGGCCATGGAAGTTCAAGGGAACGCAGGGCCAGAAGAAACAAAAAAGAAACCCCGCGCTAAGAAAAAAGCGGATTAAATTCAAAGGATATAGGCCATGTCGGGATTGCAAATAACATCAGGCCCAGCAGTTGAGCCTATAACTCGAATTGAAGCGCGGGAACATCTCCGTTTAGATGATGATGTAGATGATGCACAGGTTCGAGCATATATCCTCGCGGCTAGAATTTGGGCTGAAAATTTCACGGGACGAGCTTTTATAAATCGAACCGTCCATCAATGGCTTGATGGGTTCTTGCCAGTTGATACTCCCCTCTGGGAGGGTTGGAAAACTGGCCCAAGCACAGCGTATTATCAGAACCATCTTGAATTGGCTCTGGCTCCAGTCGCAAGTGTAACCCACATAAAATATTATTCTGATGACGATACAGAATATACATGGGCGGCTTCGAACTATTATGTCGATACTATTCGTGAGCCTTCTAGGATTGTTCTTCGTGATGGTGCGAATTTCCCAACAAATTTAAGAGCCGCAAATGGTTTGAAAATTGTTTATGAGGCGGGATATGGAACGCAGGGGCTTTCTGTTCCAGAGCCGATAAGGGTTGCCATGCTTCAATATTGCACGTTCTTGTACGAGCATAGGGGCGATAATGAGGAAAACCCAACACCTCCCGCTGTATTAAATCAATTATTGGTTCCATATC